GGAGCAAATACAGCACCTGCTTCCAAGAATTGTCCACCTCTATAACCCATTAAGATAGTGTTTTCTTTCATGTATGGGTTCTTATAAACAGTATATCTGCTATTAATAGCACCTGCTTTCTGAACACCAAACGCATAAGTTTGTTTTGCAGCATCACCATCAGAGTTTGCAGCATATCCTGGGATTGATTCTAAAACAGTAGCAACTGTTGGAGAACATACTAGGAAATTAGCTCCACCTCTTAATGTTTTCTGGTGAATGATGTTAGATAACTTCTGCATTTTAGTTCCTAAAGTTTGGAACCACTGTCCTTGAGAGTTGTAGAAACCTAAGTTAGTGTTAGTGAATCCAGTAGCATCTAATGCAACGTTATTCTCAGCAGACCAGTACTCAGTACCTGCAGCAGCAGAATCTATTAACATATCTAATACTTCTAAATCAATCTCTAATGAGATATATTCACTCATGATTGAAGTTAACTCAGCTTCTGCATCTAAAGAATGGTAAGCGTTTAAATCTTGAGCGAACTCAGGAGTCCAAACAGCTTTCAATTTTCTAGTTTTAGCAACGATTGCTTCACTCTTCATTTGAACGTTAATCTCTGGGATAGAGATTGGGTTGTTCTGACCATTTAAGTTGTTATTTCCTTCTTCGAAATCACCTCTTTCACTATCAGTTGGAGCTAATACATACTGAACAGTAATAGAAGAAGATTGAACTGGAGATTCAGACCCAGTTACTAAGAATTCGATGTTAGCACCGTTTACTTTAGTAAATGCAGATTCTTGAATACCCGCAGCACCTGCTACGAAAGAACCAGTTTGTAATTGGAATGCTCTAACAGCTTCAGCATCATAGTTAGCTAAAGAAGCATGAGGAACAGATACTTTTACATAATCTCCTGCAGCAACAGAAGCAGAGTAAGCACTGTCAGCTTGTGCGTCTACGAACCAGTCAGCAGATGCAGTAGTAGCAGTTGCAGTAGAAGCAGTATCATTGATTGAGTAACTGAATCTTCCAGCACCATAAGCACCACCTGTGCTGTCATTTCCAAATGGAGCAGCATTTCCAGTATCACCATACATAGAGCTAGCACCAGTTCCAAAAGGAGACTTAGCAGATCCATATTGGAAATCTAGGTAAAATACTAATCCTGAAGGTAAGTTCATTGGTTGAACAGAAACAAACTCTTTAGTTGAGATTTGTCCAAATACCTTTCTAACTAATGGTAAAGCAACACCTGCCCACTGAGCACCTGTACCTGATGAGAAGCTACCTGCTCCAGCACCACCACCAGTGTTTGATTCTTCCATTACTAATTGCTTAGCTTGGTTTTCAAGAATCATAGACATGTTGTTCTTGTCTGTTTCAGACCCAAGACCTTCTAATAATCCTGTTTTGGCCCATTTTCCTGCTAATCTAGCCGCATCACTTTGAAGTGATTTATACGGGTTAGCAGTTTCTAATAATTCGTTTAATTGTGACATTTTTTTTCTAAAATTTAGTCTTTAATAATACCTGCAAGTTTCTGGAATCTACTCACCATTTCGTTTGATTCAACAATTGGTTGTTTTTCAACTTTAGGTGTAGATACTACTTTAGAAGCAGATCCAACAATTCCTTCATTTACAGTTTTTCTTTTCATTTTTGCATTTATGCTTTCTGTTAATGTTTCAAACACGAGTTTTACTTCGTTTACATTAGCAGCTTTTTCAAATGCAGTTAAAACTTTTACTTTCTGAGATTCAGTAAGTGATTTTGCTTTAAAAATCTTATTTGTGTATAACAATTTAGCGTTTAACAAATTAACTTCGTTGAGTTCAGTGGATTGTGCTTTGATAGTATCAATTGCTTCTTCCAATTCAGCTCTTAATTCAGATACTGTATTGTCTTCTTCAATTTCTTCTTCAGCAATTTCAGTTGATTCAGCCATATCCATATCCAACATATCGTCTTCAATTTCAATTTCTTCTTCACCTTCCATTTCTTCACCTTCCATTTCTTCACCGGCTTCTAATTCACCAGCTTCAACCATGTCTTCGATAACACTTTCAATAAATGCTTTTAAATCTTCTTCTGTCATGTCTTCAAGATCGATATCTTCATCTTCAACTTCAACATCGGCTTCTTCATCCTCAGCTTCTTCAGCTTCGTCTTCATCTTCCTCAGTAACAGTTTCTGTTTCTTCGATTTCTTCCTCGTTTACAACAGTAGTTTCTTCATCAAGCTCTTTTTCGATTTCTGCTAAAATTTCATCTAAGTCCATCTCTTCGGCAACATCAGATTCTTCGATTTCTTCA